ATGGTGCTGCCTGCTGACGATCACGCCCGGGTCCTGACCGAACGCCACGCGGTCGGCCGCCGCATCCTCGAGCTCAGGCTGGCGCGCGGGGTGACCCAGGAGCGACTCGGAGAACGCGTGCGCCTCGACCGCCGGACGATCTCCGAGACCGAGCGCGGGATGAGGGACTCCACACTCGGCGATCTCACTCGCATTGCAGCCGCCCTCGACGTCCCGACCTGGACGCTGCTGTGGGACCGGCCTGACTCGGCGATGTCGGCCCCCGGCAGCCCTGGTGGCCCCTGATCGAGTCGGCGAACCGGTTGAGGACCGCCGCGAACACGCCTTCCCCGTACTCGCCGCACACCACGCAGTACCCGGTGTCCGGCCAGCTCTCCGGCTCAGCCACGGGTGACCGCCTCGATGCGGTCCAGCTGCGCCCGGGCCTCCGCCGCTACCTCGTGGATGGCCTCGGCCGGCACCTCGCTGATCGGCATGGCCACGAGGTCGCGGAGCTCGCCGACCGCGGCCGCGAGACCATGGAACGCGTCCCAGTACGGACCGACCCACTGGGCGCGCTCAGAAGACGCTGGTGGGCCGTCGGTCGGATGGTCGAGCTCCGGACTGCCTTCTCCCCGCGCACGGGCCTTCTCGGCTCCCCACCGCAGCGCGGGCTCCAGCCACTCCCCGCCGGTCACCTGGCTCCCTGGTCGACCACCTGGAGCCGCATCGTCGTCTCGCGGTAGCTGTCGCCGAGCAGCAGCGGCGCGGACCAGCGTCCGTCCCGGATCACGATGGACTGGATCTTCGCGTGCCAGGAGGGGGCAGTCAGCACCTCCACCGTCGCGGGGTAGGAGTCGAGCCAGATGTCCTCTCGGTCGGCGGCAGCCCAGAGTGCGGCCCGGCCTGCCTCCACCCCGAGGCATCCGACGGGGGCCAGGACGCCGTCGATGCTGGCCTCCAGCGCCAGGGCGATACTGGCTTCCATCACCTGGGCCGACTCGGGGACGGCTGCGGGCTGAAGCGCCATCACAGAGCCACCTCTGCAAGCGCGGCGGCGAGCAGTGCCGGTTCGGTGAGCGTGCCGGTGCCGTCCGGCGGGATCACCCAGTGCACGCCGGGCGGGGCCGTCCGGCTCGGGTCCGGGACGGAGAGGTAGTGCACCTCGCTCAGGCAGGGCGCGAGCTGCGAGGTCCACGTGTCGCGGGTGCCGGGCGGGACCAGGACGAACGCCCGGTCGCGGTCGTCGTAGCGGATGACGGGGCCGGTGATGGCGGGGTGGCCGGCCAGCTGGTCCGCCTGGGCCGGGCCGAGCTCGACCACGTCCCACATTCGGCCGGCCGGAAGGATGGCCACCGAGCCCGGGCTGGACAGCCACCAGCGGTACGCGTGGTCCGGGTCGGTGTCCGCCTGGGCGAGCCAGGCCCGCGCGGCGTCGATGCTCGTAGTCGTGGACATGGAGCGGTCCCCTCACTCTCTCTCAGTGAGGGGATCGTCCCAATCTGTGAGGCCAGTTTCCGCACACTTTGTGCGGGGTGAACTTTCAGCCTCGCCCTTGACAGGGCGTCAGACTCCTGCCCAGCGAGCCAGCTCGGCAACGTCCTCGGACGGGTTCCGGTCGAGGCGGACCAGGGTGGCCGCGGTCGCCCTGGTGGTGGGGTGGAACCTGGTGTGGTTGGGGGCCAGCCGACGGGCAGTGCGGAGCGCCCGGGCCGATCCGGCGCGGTCGCCGCGGGCCAACTTCGCCGAGGCCACGTCGATGTGGTGGTGGGAGGCGCGCTCGGCCGGCAGGTCGGCGGGCAGCGTCCACTCGTCCGCGCCCTGCTCCGCGCCCCACTCTCGCAGGCGGGCCAGGGCCTGCTCGGTGTCGCCGCCGTCGATCAGGCCGGCCACCTCGTGGATGCGGAGGTTCGTCGGGCCGAAGCTCAACTCGTAGTGGTCTGTGTCGGAGTTGCGCAGCAGGGCGGCGACGTGGCGGGCGTCGTCCAGGTACTGGGCCGCCCGGGCTGGCTGGCCGTCCCGGGCCTCCAGGATGCTGAGTTTGAGGTAGAGGGCGCCCAGGACGGCGTTGTGAGCCTCGGTCGGGCACTCCTCCGGGGACAGCCGAAGCACCTCGTCGGCGAGGCCGGTCAGGAGCCGGCGGGCCGAGGCGTAGGACCCCATCCTGAGCATCGCGCCAGCCTTGAGGTAGGCGCCGGTGACCTGCATCAACGGGTCGCCGGATCGGTCCGCTGCCCACCGGACGCGCTCGATCGCGGTCAAGCTGAGGTCGTGGTAACCCAGCTTGTGCGAGAGCGAGTTGGCCGCGCGGTAGCCCGTAGCCAGCAAGAGGTACGCCTGGGCCTGCTCGCGCCCGGCGGTGGTGAGTGCGACCTGGGTCAGCTCGGACAGCAGCGGCGGCAGGAGCGGCCCCATCGGGACGTACGAGCCGGCCTGCCGCATCCGGGCGACCTCGGACATCTCGGCGCCCAGCACGGACAGCGGCCGCGGCACCGCCCCGAGGTCGTCAGGGCTGTCGTAGGTCAGCATGATGCGCCGGAGCTCGGGGATCACAGCCTGCGCCTGGTCCTCGGTCTCGCTGCCGTTGAGGTAGGGCTGCCCGGTCAGCCGCTCCGGGCCGACCGCCAGAGCCCGCGCGATCCTAACCACCAGGCCCGGCGCCGGGTTCCGGGCGCCGCTCTCGTACTTCTCCATGGCGCTCGGCGAGACGGCCACCCGGGTGGCCAGCTCGCGGACGGACAGACGTCGGATCTTGCGGTGCTCGCGGATGCGCGCGCCGATGGTCTCGCCGCTCATGGTGCCCCCAGCTCGGGATCGGTCCTCCCAGCAGGGTAGGACGCAAGCAGGCCGTACGGGAGCCTGGCCCTGTGAATTTATGGTTGCCGGGCACGACGAAGCGCCCCCTACCCGGCCGAGGCCGGGTAGGGGGCGGTGGCTGAGTGCCGGTCAGTCGCTCGCGCATACGGATCGCTCGACGCGGTCGACGGCGTCTCGGAGTGAGGCGCCGCTGTTGGGGTGGAGTTCGTGCTCGACGGCGCCCAGGCGAGACTCGATCTGGCCGAGCCGTTCCATCACTCCGGCGCGGGCGGGGACGCCGGGCCGGGCCGGGGTGCCGGACCAGTCCTCGGCGACCTGGTCGAGCTGGTGCGCGATGGCGCGGACTCCGCGGGTGAGCCTCCAGAGCAGGCCGAGGGCGCCGGTGATGGCGGCTCCGGCCACGCACCAGACCACGAGGGTGTCGACCTGGGCTATCCCGGTGCCGTCGCTCATCGAGCCTCCGGGGAGTCGAGGGGCGGCAGAGCGGCCCGGGCCGCCTCCTTGCGGAGCCAGGCCGGCAGCAGCTGGTCGACGGTGGGAAGCGCGGCGAGGCGGGTGATGGCGGCGGACACGCCGATCACCGTGCCGATGCCGGGCAGCGCGTCGGGCAGGCCCGCGGTGTGGATCAGCAGCGGCAGCGCCGCGGCGACCGCGGCGACGGTCCAGATCGTGGTGCGGATGGTGCGGCGGGTGGCGTCGGTCATGGCGGTCTCCTGTCAGCCTGCGGACGGGGCGGGCGTGCTGGGGGTGACGGTCAGGCGGAGGTCGAGCTTGGCGAGCTCGGCCTTGAACTCGGCGACGAGTGCGTCGACGTTGATGTCCGGGTGCTGCTGGGCAGCGAGCTGGGCCAGCGTGTTGACCGCCGCGCCCTGGGCGGTGAGCTGGGCCTGGACGTCGGCGAGCTGGTACTGGGTCGGCGCGATGCCGGCCAGCAGCCACTGGAGCTCGACGCCGGGCCGGGCCGGGTCCTGCTCCCACTTGCCGTTCACGCGCGGCACCTGCGCCTGCAGCAGGGCCGAGACGACCGCCGGCACTACGGCCGCGGCCACCCGCTGGATGTCGGTATCGGTCAGGGGCATGTCGGTCTCCTCCGGGGTGCGGCCGGGCATCCACTGCCCGTAGTCCGCGAGCTGGGCGGTGTTGCGGTCGCACTCGATGCCGCCGATGGTGATGTAGCCGAGCTGCCGGATGTGCGCCCGCGGGTCCCACCGGCCGCCGGACCAGGCGGATGCCTGCCAGTACCACTGGACGAGTCCGGAGTCGGCGGCGCCGGCCACGACCCGGATGCCGCCGTAGACGCCGACCCGGGCGGGGGGCAGAACCGAGGTGACGCCGCGGAAGTAGGGCAGCACAGCGCCCCACGTGGTGTCGGTGTCCACGGCGAAGTAGATCGGTCGCGAGCTCGGCATGCCGCATGCCTGGGCCTGGGCCAGGGCGGCGCGGGCGTCCGCGGCGCCGGCGGCCTGCCCGGCGAGGGCCCGCCCGGCGGTGGTCTCCCACACCACCCCGGACCAGATGCCCGCGGCGGCCAGCGCGTCGGCCTCACGGCGGGTCAGGTTCTTGGTGGCGTCCGTGGACAGATAGCGCATCGCGAACTGGGCGCCGGCCGCCTTCAGAGCGGCCGGGGCGGGGTGCGTCCACGGGTAGTCGACGCCGAGGATCGTCACAGCGCCTCCATCGGGGCGGGCAGGGTCCAGCCGGTGGGCAGGGTGACGGTGCCGAGCACTGGCGCCTCGATGGGCGGCGGCAGCGTTTCCGGGGTGCAGCCGCACTCCGGGAGCAGCTTCGGGTCCGGCGCGCCGCAGGTCGCTGCGTGGACCTGCGCCGCGAGGTCGAGCGTCAGAGCGTGCCGCCCGCACGCGTACACGGCGGCGGTGCTGTCCTCGTCGATGCGGCGCTGCCACTGGACGAGGACGGCCTCGGGGCAGCCGTCGAGCGCACAGGGGTGCGACGATGGCGCGGCCTGGACTGTCAGGTCGTCAGGCATGGACCCACCTCACTGTCATGCCGGTTGGGGACGGCGCGGTGTTGAGGGCGCCGCCGGAGTTCTGGAAGGCTCGGATCTCGATGTAGTCGGTGCTGCCGTTGCAGAACACGGTGTCGGTGACCTGTACGGACCCGGTGTTCGTGGCGGCCGCGGCCGCGCCGCCGCCCTGGCCGAGGGCCGTGGCGACGCCGTTCTTGGCCACCAACAGGAACCGGTTGCCGCTGGCACTGGCCGCCGGCCCGTAGACGCCGTTGACCTCGTAGTAGCCCGGCACGGTGGGGGTGTATCTCGAGGTGTTGACGCTGGTGGAGTGCCCGTTGTAGGTGTCGACGGTCTCGCTGTCGAGCGTCAGCGAGGTGATCGTGTTGTTCGGGATGCTCTGCGCGACGGTTTGCGTGCCGATGAACAGCGGTGTGTTCGCCAGGAACGTGATGTCGTCGGTGACGTCGGCGCCGTAGACCGGCGCGGTGAGTCGGCTCCCGGCGGCGCGCACGGGCGGCGCGGGTACGGCGAGGACCATGCTGCCTCCTACAGGGCGAGGATCATCGGCTGGGCCAAGCGGATGTCGGCGCCGGCCAACTGGGCTTTGGCGATGCCGTTGACGGACCGGGTGACGGTCAGCAGCTGCGGCGACGTCGTGCTGACGTTGTCCCAGCTGACGACCAGGGTGGTGTTGGTGTTGCCCGAGACCCGGTTGGAGCGGAGCGCGGCCGACCCGGACGCGGTGATGGCGGTGTCGGTCGCGGTGACGTGCCAGTCGTACGGTTCGGCCGAGGCCGCCGGCCAGGCCTTGGCCCGCAGCGCGGTGCCGTAGGCCTGGAGGCGGACCTTGATCTGGCCGCCCGCGGTGTGGGTGATGGGCAGGGTGAGCGCGGCGAGCTGCGTTTCCACACCGGCGACCCGGCGGCGCAGACTGAGGATCACAGCCTGGGCGGTCGTGAGCTCGACCCGGGCCTGGTACTGGTCGTTGTCGCCGCTCCAGCGGGCCGCCAGGGCGACCAGCTGGCTGGCCCCGGCGGCGAGCGCGGACGTCGACACCGTGACGGTGGTGTCGGAGTCGGGGTGCGCCACCGCAATGGAAGACCAGCGGCTGACCGAGGTGCTGCCGACGGTGTGCGTCCCGGCGGTGCCGGTGACCCCGTAGTCGGACGCGGACCCGCCGGCGGTGGCCCAGGTCTGGCCGCTGGTCGCGCTGCCCCAGCCGGACGACACGGACCGGGTGAATGCGTCGGACAGCCAGGGCGCCACCGCGGTGACGGTGACGCGCTCGCCGCCCAGGACGACGTCGAACGGCAGGTCGGCCGGGTCGGTGGTCCAGGCCGGCCCGTTGGTGGTGGCGACGGTCAGGCCGGTGGCGGCGCTGCTGGCGGCCGAGGCCAGGGCGCTGCCGCCGGTGTCCAGGCGCCCGAGCGCGGTGTCGCTGAGGGTGGCGACGTCCCAGGGCCGGGCGGGCGAGCAGTTGAGCACCAGGTCCCAGGTGGCCCGGGTGAGGGTCTCGGTGTAGCCCTCGGCGAGCTGTCGGATCTGGTCCGGCGGCTGCCCGTCGGGCGGGTTGTCGAGGGTGAGGACGTCGCGCAGGCCGAGGGCGGTGGTGGCCTCGATCAGCTGCGGGGCCGCGGTGAGGCTGACCGGGATCCGCGGGTAGCGGGCCTCGTCGACCGTGCCGAGGTGCAGTGCCCATCCGGCCTGGTCGGCGCACTGGTCGTCGGAGTAGAGGTTGAGCGGGGTGGAGATGTCGTACCGGCCGACGCCGTCCGGCGGGTCGAGGACGGACAGCGCCCCCTCGTCCAGGACGGCCCGGGCGCTCGATGCCTGATCCCTCTTGATCGTGATGTCGTTGGCGATGTTCTGGTCGTCGTCCACCGGCCGGATCCCGGGGGGCACCTCTCCGGGCGTCTCGAAGTCCAGGGCGAGCGTGACGGGCTGGTTGTAGAACGTGGCGCGTGCCCGGTAGGCGAGGCTGAGGCTGTCTCTGCGCTCGCACAGCAGGCCGCCGTCGGCGGCAGCCGCGCTCTCCAGCAGGTTGAGGATGGTGTCGGTGGTCTGCGGTCCGAGCGGGGCCGTGTCGGTGCGCTCCCCGTAGGTGGTGAGCGGGATCTGGCTCTCCATGCACAGCCGGACGATCCGGTCCTGGGCGTACTCCCCGCTCCACGCGACAAGGGCCTGGGCGGTGTTGGCATAGGCGTCGGTGTCGTTGGCGAGGGCGAGGTGGCCGACCGCCGATTCGCCGAGGCCTCCTTGCTCGCCGATGGTGATGGCGGTGATCTGGCCGAAGGTGCGGGACACGAGCGTCCCGGACAGAACGAGGTTGGACAGATCTGGGAGGGCGAACCTGAAGATGGCCCAGTTGATGTCGGCGCCGGACTGGACGAGTTCCACGCCGAGGCTGAGCTGCCGGCCGTTGGCGCCGACCGGCACGGAGCCGGAGTTGAACAGCTCGGTGCCGGTGCTGTCGTAGGCGCGCAGGGTCACATCGCCGTCCGTCTCCAGCCAGACGGCCCAGGTGGGGGCCGTGCCGGTGCCGGTGAAGGTCAGCAGGCGACGCTCCGCGGCGATCCCGGCGGCCGGGGCGGCGAGGAACAGCCGCAGGGACAGTTCCCCGGTGCCGCTGTAGGCGGGGACGGTGCCGGTGAGGCGGCCGTCGCCGAGGGTCGGCAGCGGCAGCGAGGCGTTCCAGCCGGTGTAGCGGGCGGGGTTGATGGTGCCGGTGATCTCCATCGGCGGGGCGTCGGGGATCGCCGAGGCGACGGACGTCGCGCCTGTGCCGTCCTCGATCGGCCAGTACGCGACGATCCCGGCCCGGGCCGGGTTGGAAAGTTCACGGCGCATCGGCGACTGGAGCGGCGTCTTGGCCTGGCCGAGACGGCGCATCGGGCCGGCCGCAACCACGGTGGTCCATTGGTCGGAGCCGTCCGTCGTCCAGTTGGGCGGCCATTCGGCGATCTCGCCGGTGAACCGCGGGCGGCGGTCGGTGATCTCGGCGTCGCCCGCGAGGGTCCAGGTGCGGCCCGCCGAGTCGGCGAAGCTCGTGGTGCCGGGGACTTGGGCGGTGAAGTCCGGGGCGGCGACGATCGTGCCGCCGATGCCGGAGCGGACCTGGGCGGCGTGCACCCGGCCGGGCATGGGCGTCGCGGCCACGCCGGTGAGGTCACCGATCTCCAGCGGCGCCGTGCCGGCGAAGATCGACGTCACGCCCGCACCTACGACGGGGTCACCGAGCTGGACCCAGGGGCCGGCCATGGACGCGGCCGTGTAGAAGGTCGCCGTGTAGCCTGCGGCGCCGTTGTTCACGTCCAAGGTGGCCCGGACCGCCAGGCGGCCGGCGCCCGGGGCGGGCAGATGCGCGGAGGTGATCTGCTGCGCGCCGGCGCCAGTGCCGTCCGTCGACCAGGCGAAGAGCAGGGCGCCGCCGAAGATCAGGAGCCGCCAGCTGCGCTGGTTGCCCGAGAGGCTGTCGTACTTGCCGATCAGCTCCCAGCTGGCACCCGTGAACCAGACGTTGCCCTCGGTAGCGGTCACGTCGACCCGCACGTCCAGGTCGCCGGTGATGTCCAGCGAGGCATGGTCGGGGGTGCCGGCGCGGGACCCTGCCGTTCCGGACAAGCGCAGGAACGGCGGGCCCTCCTTGACCGACACCCGAAGCGGGGTGTTGCGGCCGATGCGCCCGTAGTAGGGGCCCAGCGGGTTGCGCGGCGAGTAGCGCCCTGACCGGTTGTCGAGGGTGAGGCTGCACTTGCCGGGGTCGACGCGGGCGCCCTCGCGGGAGCGGCCGCCGGTGATGACGATCGGGTCGCGGTTGTAGACGTCGTCGGTGATGTCGGTCCAGGTGGTGCCGTCGACGCTCATCTCGACGAGGGTGGTGAGCGGGTCGGTGGGGAAGGACACGGGGGCTCCCTACTGGCCGAAGGCGGTCTGGACGTCACCGCGGCCGTCGATCTTGACGATGCGCTGGAACAGGGCCTTGAGCTCCTGGTCGGCGCCGGTGACGTCCAGGACCACCCGGGTCGTGCAGACGCCGGTGTCGCTGCCGGTGCTGCGGACGGCCCCGGCGACGGAGCGGAGCATCCCGTCGAGGCGGTCGAGCGGCACAACGGCCTCGTCCTGGCCGCCCTCGCCGAGCAGCGCGAGCATGCCGCCGGACGTGGCGGGAACGACGCCGCCGGACGCAAGCATCGGGATCTGCGGGACCCGGAACGAGCCGCCTCCGACGGTGCCGATCCCCGGGATCGAGATGGACGGGATCCCGAAACTCAGGCCGTTCCACTTGCCGATGATCCAGTTGATCGCCGACCGGAAGGCGTGGGTGATCCCGTCCCACATCCCCGCCGCGGCCGCCGCGATCCGGCCCGGGAGGCCGGTCACGAACCCGACCACAGAGTTGAAGGCATCCCGGATCCACGTCGCGGCGGCGACCGCGCCGTTGGAGATCGCGGACCAGGCGGCCTGTACGCCGGGCCACAGGGTGCCCGTGATCCAGGTGAACACGCCCTTCAGGACGGACCAGACTGCCTCCCAGCAGGCGGTCACGATCTCGCGGAAGGTGTCCGAGCGCTGCCAGGCAACCATGAGGATGGCGACCAGGGCGACGATCCCGAGGACCACCCAGGTCAGCGGGTTGGCCAGCAGCGCGGAGTTGAGCGCCCACTGGACGGCGGTCCACACGGCGAGGGCGGCGGCCAGCGCGATGATCACCGGGGTCAGCGCCGACACCAGCCCCGGGTTGTCCTGGAGGAAGTCGGAGACCCATTTCAGAGCGGGTGCGAGCGCCTCGCCGAGCGTGGTGGACAGGGTCCGCATGATGGAGTCCAGCTGTTGGGCGGGGCTGGACTGCATGGACGCGGCGATCTTTGCGGCACCGCCAGCCGCGTCCTCCAGGCCCGCGTTGGCCGCGGCGCCGGTCGCTTCCAGCTGGAGCAGGGTGTTGCCCATGTCCTCGCCGGGGCCGCCGAACAACGCGGCCTGGATCGCGGTGCGCTTGGTCTGGTCCTGCACGCCCTTGAGCCCGGTGATGATCTCGTCGAACGCGACGGTGCCCTGGCCTTCGTTGACCAGCTTCTGGATCTTCGCGACGTCCAGGCCAATGGACTTGAGCGGGTCGGTGACCGTGGCGGTGTCCGCGAGGCGCAGGGACAGCTCCTTGAGCGCGTCGCCGACCTTGTCGAGCTCGAAGATGGGGTTCTGCGCTGCCTCGACCAGGACCCCGAAGGCGTCCTCGCCGGAGAAGCCGAGCTGGCTGAAGAACGTGCTGTACTCGTTGGTGAGCGCGGGCAGTTCCTCGCGCAGCGCCGGCGGGAGCTTCTGGGCGGCTGCGGTCAGGAGGTCGAAGGCCTGCTCGCCGTCCTTGGCCAGGCCGGACTTGATGAGGTTGCCGGCGGCCTGGGTGGCCTCGCCGACGTCGAACTCGAAGGTGTCGGCGAGGGCCAGTGCCTCCTTGGTCATCTGCTGGAGCTGGGCATCGCTGGTGGTGCCGAGGGCGCCGATGCTGGACTCGACCGCGCCGAGCGCCTCGCCGATCTGGTCGACCGACTCGCCCCAGCCGGCGGCATAGACGGCGGCGGAGTCATGGCCGACCCGGGCCGCCTCGTCCTCGGTGAGGCCGAGCTGGTTGGTCAGCTTGTTGGTAGTCGCCGTGATGTCCATCGCAGAGTCCAGGGCCATGGCGAAGGCCCCGCCGACGCCGAGGCCGGCGGCTGCGCCCGCGATGCCGTTCAGGGACTTCTCGACGCCGCTGGCGGCGCGGTCAGCGTCGGCGGTCAGCCCGTCGGCGTCCATGCCGACCGCGACCAGGAGCTCCTCCATGATCGACATCGGCGTCTCCTCTCCCGTGTTCGGTCAGGTCGGCGCCGCCCATGGCGCGGTTGGCCGCGCGGACCGCGGCGAGCATCTCGGTCCAGTCCTGGCGGACCTTGCCGGCCCACTGCGGGATGAAGTCCTGCGGCCGGGCTTTGCGGCCCTTGGAGCGGGCGGTGTTGGCGACGGTCGCGGTGAGGATGCCGTGCAGGGCGTCGCCGCGCTCCGGGCCGAGCGGACCGGTGATCCGCTCGTAGGCCATCCACTCGGTCAGCTCGGCCGAGCTGACCCGGGCGAGCAGCTCGGCCACCGGCATCGCCAGGTGGCCCGCCAGCCTCAGGTAGAAGAGCCGCTCTGGGCGGCCTCGGAGTTTCCCTCGGCCTGCTCCTTGGCATCCTTGCCGAGACCCGAGATCTTGCGCGCCCGGTCGAACAGCCGGTCGAGCACGGCGCCGTCCTTCCCGGCCAGGTCCCGGACCTCCTTCTCGTCGAACAGCCGCTGGAAGTCCTTGTCAACCAGGCACTTGACGAGCAGCTTGGCGCGCGCGTCGACGAGGTTGCGGCGCTGCATGGTGCCGTTGGGACCCAGCACCATCATCGACTGCTCCCAGCCGTCGCGGTCGGTGCCGGACAGGGAGAGGATCCGCACCTCGCCGCCCCACTCGGGCACCTCGACGTCCTCCCACGTGCGGTCGTTGGCGGCCTTGATCTGGTCCTTGCTCAGCAGCGCCATCGGGGCACCGCTCCTTTCTGCTGTACTCGGTCGGGCGGGTGGGGTGCTCAGGACAGGACGGGCTTGCCGGAGACCTTCCAGGTCAGGCTCGCGGTCAGCTTGTCGTCGTAGGGGGCATCCGGCTCCAGGCCGGTGAGGATCGCGTCGAACGTCCACGTGGTCGTCGCGTCGTCGGGGAAGACGATCTGCCAGGACCGGGGCTCGCTGTCCTCGAAGTCGTCGATGAGGGAGTCGTGCTCGGACGGGTCGTAGTTGACGTCCGCGCTGACCTCGCCGCCGTCCTTGAGGCCGCCGATGAACTCCATCCACCCGTTCGGTGAGCCGTGGGTGGTGACGTCGAGGGTCTCGCGGGACAGGCCCGGCGGGCTGATCGAGGTGACGTTGGCGACTGCGGTGTAGACCTCGGGGCCGCCGCCGTCGCCCCTCTTGAGCTGGGTACCGAATCCGTCGATTCCGGCCATGCCGGTGCCTCCTCAGGTGTGTGGGTGAAGGGTGCTCAGGCGCCGTCCTGCTCGGTGACGACGCGGTAGCGGTGGACCAGGTGCCGGATGTCGCCGGGCGGCTCCGGGTCGGTCAGCGTCTGGCCCATCTCGTAGCGGGTGGCGACGTGCCGCAGCCCGGTGACGGCGAGCGGCCGGTGGTCGAGCAGGGCCATGACGCGGGCGCCGATCGCCAGGCACTGGGCGTGGCCGCGGTACTGCGACCAGATGTGCAGGGTGAGTACGGTCTGCCGGCCGAGGGCGCCGTGCCGGTTGTCGGGGGTCTCGACCGACTCGCCGATCACGATGTACGGGTAGGCGGTGCCCTCGGGCACGTAGTCGAAGACCCCGGTGATCTGGTCCGTGAGGGCGGTGTCGCCGGTCAGCGCCTCGTAGACGGCCTGCTGGACAGGGCCCATCGGCGCGATGGCGGTCACAGGCCGAGCTCCCTTCGCAGTTCGTCGCTGAGCCGGTCCTTGATCCGGTTGCGCTCGGCCTCGATGGCGGGGCCGAGCGCCGGCCTGGCGGTGATGCTCTTGGTCCCGAACTCCTGGAACGCGGCATAGTAGGCGTCGCGGTCGAACCATCCGACCTCGGCGCGCAGGCCCTCGGCCTTGTACCGGATGTCCAGCTTGCGTTGGAGGGTGCCGGTGTCCTTGCGGACGTTCAGCAGGGTCTCGCGCCGCACGTCCTCGGCGGACTCGCGCACCGCTTTGCGCAGGGCGGTGACGATCTCCTCGGCGAGCTCGGAGAGGCGGGGCCGAAGCCGCTCCAGGCCTTCGATGCTGACGGTCAGTCCGGAGCGGGTCCCGCCGCCGGGCGGGCGCCGGCCGCGGGCCATCAGCGGTTCCGGCGCTCGGCCTGGCGGCGGGCGGCGAGCTCGGCGCCGATCCCGAGCAGCGCCCAGGCGATGGCCCGCTGCGGGTCGTCGTCCCCCTCCAGGGCGGCGGCGGCCTCCTGGCGGCAGGTCAGGGAGTCCGGGGGCAGCGGTGGCGGGCGGTCGCCGGGGCTAGTGCCGGCCATGTCAGCCGCCCAGCTCGAAGACGCCGACGGAGACGTTGGTGACGCCGTCGTAGGTGATGGCGGCCCGGCCGTTGGTGCCTGCGAACAGCCGCGGCAGGGGGATGAGGCTGGTCTTCCCGGCGGCGACGGTCACCGTGGCGTCGGCGACGGCGAGCCCGGACACGGTGCCGGGTGCAACGACGGTGACGGTGTGCGAACCGGAGTCGCCGTTCTTGACGGCCAGGAACCGGCCGGGGCCGACCGGGGCGCTGTCGCCGCCGCCGGCCGCGGCGGTCAGGTTGTCGGTCAGGGACGCGCCGCCCGCGACGGGGACGGTGTGCAGGGTGAGGGCAGCCATCAGGGCGGCGCTCCTTCCGGTTGGATCAGCTCGGTCTCCGCCTTGCGGTAGTCAGGGCGGGACGGCTCGACGACGGAGTGCACGCGCAGCCGCTGGCCGCCGCCGCGAAGTTCGTCGCCGCGGGCGACGTCGGCGGTGGGCAGCAGGTACACGGTGTGGGTGTGGCGGGAGCCGGTCTGTGCGGCCAGGGTCCTGTCGGACGCTGACGGCTGGTCGACCTTGGCGCGGACCTCGCCGGCCAGGGCGAGGGCGACGGCCTGGCCGCCGGCCCCGTCCGGGACTGCGGCCGGCCGCCAGACCTCCAGCACGCGGTTGAGCAGGTGCCCGATGCCGCTCACGTACGGGCCTTGTACTGGGTCAGGGTCCGCCGGTCGGCCTCGCTCAGCTCCATGTTGGCCTCGCCCGGTGTGGCCCAGGACCGCGCGTGGTCGCCGAGGGTTTCGGACGCCAGGCGGGCGGGGTTGTTCCAGGCGTCCCCGGCCAGCCGCAGCGCGATGCGCTGGAGGCCGGCCGGGACGGGGCTGTAGCCGGCGGTGTAGTCGACCTCGACGGCCTGGGGCTCGCACGGCCAGCGGCCGCACCGGCGGAACAGGATCCCCGCCTTGGACCAGGTGTAGTCCTCCTGGACGCCTTCGGTCAGGACGTCGCCGCTGTCCAGGAGCGTGACGCTGGCGATGGCGGTGACGGGCCAGCGCGGGAGGATCAGCTTGCCGGTGCCGGACCCGTCCAGGACCGCGACGTCGTCGGCCTGTTCCAGCGGCTGGCCGGTCTCGTCCTCGATGGCGCCGGCCGCCAGGTCGAGCAGGAGCTCAGCCTGCTCCTGCTCGTCGGCGGTGAACGCCTCGTCCAGCCGCAGCCACAGCCGGAGTTGGTCGGCGGTGGCGTAGGCCATGTCAGCCCCCGGTCTCGGCGGCCTGGACGGCCGCCAGGATGTCGGCCTTCTTCGTCACGCCGCCCAGGTCGTAGTCGTTCTCGGCGGCGTAGGCCTGGAGCTCCTCCACCGTCATCTTCTCCAGCGACCCGGCGCCCGGGTCGGACGCCGCCGACTTGGGCTCCGCCTTGGGCTTGGGCTTGGGCGCGCCAATGATCCGCGCGTAGCCGCCGTCGACCAGCTCGGCCGCCCGCGCCCGGGCGACGTCGCCGGGGACGTCGTACGTCCTGCCCTGCTCCAGGACGCCCTCGGGCGACGCGGACAGGGTCAGCATGGTGATCTGCACCGGTCGGCCTCCTTACGGCTTGACGCGGGGCTTGCCGCGCACGATGGTCGCGGCGTACACGGCGCCGGTGGACGGGGAGCCGGAGACCGTGGTGATCACGCGCAGGTAGCGCTTGATGCCCAGGTACCCGATCTTGTAGACCTGCGAGGCGGTGCCGCCGCTGGAGACGGTCGGCTCGGTGCCGGACAGGTAGGCGTCGGCCACCGCGGTGTAGCCGGAGCCGGAGCTGTCCGACTCCTGGACCTCGAAGGCGTGGCTGCCGTCGGTCCACGCGCCTGCGTGGATCTCGACCATGACTGCGTCGTAGTTGGCCAGGTCGACGCCGGTGCCGTTGGCGCTGGCGGTGCGGGCCGCCGCGGGTGCCAGCGTCACGGCCGGGTCGAGGTGGCTGACGAGGTCGGTCCTCATCCTGTGCTCTCCTTGCTCGGGGCGGGTCGGGGGCGGGCGGTCAGGTGGTCTTCAGCCGGACGAAGGCCTCGGGCTTGACCGGCATGCCGTCGGTCTCCAGGCGGCCGATGAAGCCGATCCGGTTGGCCTCGGCGTACAGCTCGACCAGGCGCTGCACCTCCAGGGCCAGCGAGTCGGCGATCCAGTAGTAGGAGAAGTCGCCGAGCATCCCGACGTACTGGCCGGTGGTGAAGGTGTTCGGGACGAACTCGTTGACGTTGTACGGCAGGTCGAGGATGGTGTCCGGCCGGTCCGCGGACAGGCCGGCCTGCCAGATGTAGTTGCCGACCCCGGCGCCGCCGCTGTCGTCGCGCAGCTTGCGGATCAGCTTGATCGCGTCGCGGTGGAACAGCCACTGCGCCTTCTTGTAGTACGCGGCCTTGAGGGCGTACTTGGCGTCGATCAGGCCGTCGCCGGTGAACCCGGTTGCGGAGCCGGTCGCCACGTCGCGCGACGTCGGGATGCCGTCCGCCGAGGCGGTGAAGACGCCGAGCGGCTTCTTGTTGCCGTCGCCGGTCATGTACGCCTTCTCGGCGGTGACGCCGAACTTGTAGGCCATGCGCTCGCGGACGATCTGCTCGGGCGACAGGGTCGCACGGCGCAGCAGCGTGCGGGAGATCAGGACCCGCTTGGCCATCGGGTTCGGGCGCAGCTCGCGCTTGCCGAAGCGCAGGGCGTCGTCCTGGCTGCCGGTGCCGATCTCGGTGGTCCACTCGGCGTCGGCGAGGTCGGTGTCCAGCGTGGGCACGCCGAGGGACTCGGCGGTGGTGAGCTGCTGGACGGTCGCCAGGCGCCGGATGTCCACGGCGTCGTCGACGTTCTGGAGCAGCTGGGCGACGAACTCCTGCGGGGCAACCAGGAACCCGCCCTCGGGGTCGGACGCCATGTTGAGCGCGCGGGCCTGCTCGGGTGTCAGGGCGGCTCGGCCGCCCAGGAGGTAGGAGCGGAACGCCTGCTGCTGGTCGGTGTCGGTTCCGCGGCTGCCTGCGGTGCGCTCGGTCTCGGCGGCGCGCTCGGCCTCGGTGCGGTCGTCCTCGCGCAGGCGCTGGGCTCGGGCGATGGTGGAGTCGACCTGGTCGCGCTCGCCCAGGAGGCGGTCGAAGGTCTGCTCCTCGTCGGCGCTCATCGCGCGGCCGGCCGCCTCGGCGTCGTCCATGATGGCGCGTGCCTGGGCGCCGAGCTCGGTGCGGCGCTCCTGGAGGTCCCTGATGCTGGGCATGGTGCCCCTTCCGTGTGGTGGTGGTGCGGGATGCGGGGGTCAGAGGCGCAGGCGCGCGCGGCGCATGGCGTCGTCGGTGGGCTGGGTGCGGCCGTCGTCCTGGGTGCCGTCCTCGGTGGCGGCCGCGTCCATGAGCGCGGTGAGCGCGTCGACGGCGGCCTGGACGAGTCCCTTGTTCTTCGCCGACAGGACCTTGCCGGCGCGGACGTCGCCGAGCGCCCGGGCCAGGGCCCGGCCCTCGGCGTCCATGACCGCGTCCGGGTCCATCGGCAGCGGGACGACGCTGGTCTCGAACAGCTCCCAGCGCGCGGGCACGCCGTCGCGGCCGATGTCGTGCGCGTCGAAGCCGACGGACACGGCGTTGAGGAACCCGGCGCGGACCTTGCGCTCGACCCTCACCGCGAAGTCGTCGTCCGGGTCGAACACCAGATCGCCCAGCAGGCGGTCGCCGTCCGGGCGGGCGTTGTCCACCCGGCCGATCGGCAGGCCGTCGCGGCCCCAGTAGGAGTGGCCGTAGCCCAGGACCGGGTTGGCCTGGTAGCGGGCGAGGTCGAGGGTGTTCATCCGCAGGTCCAGGCCGTCGGCTTTGCGGCCCTCGGTGGCCAGGACGAACGGGACCGGCCCGTCGGGCTTGGCGTCGGCGGCGCGCAGCGCGTAGCCGCGCAGGTACACGCGCGTCATCGGGTCCTCCCGGGATGTCGGGTCTGCCGGTCCCGCAGGGGGCCGGGCGGTGGGCGGGCAGGCAGGGGAACCAGTTGGTGGCCGCGGCCGATGCAGGTGTCGCACCAGCCGGCCGCGTCGACGATCCGAAAGCCGCAGCAGCGGCAGCCGGCCCGGCCGTCGCGGGCCGGCGGTCGGCCGGTCATTCGGGCAGCACCTGGCAGTCGCAGCCGGGGTGCAACGGCGGGTGGAAGGTGTCGCGGTGGACGTCGAGCTTCGGGCGGTCCTCGCCCTCGCCGTCGCCGGTGACCTTCCCGCCGGCCGCGATGAAGGGCTTGTCGATCGCGATGGTCCTGCCGTCCATGCGGTCGCAGAACGGGCAGTCGGAGCTCCCGGAGGTGATCCATTGGAGCCGTTTGACCCCTGCGTCCTTCCAGGCCTCGCGGGCGGCCGCGTTGGGGAGCTGGGCGGTCTGCCACTTGGACAGCTGCTCGGGCCGCTCGGCCGCCCACTTGGCGAGGCGCTCGGCGACCGCGGCGGCCGGGTCGTCGGGCGCGCCGTCGACGGCGGCCCGCAGCTGGCCGATCGAGGACGCCACCCGGTAGGCGGTGTGCGCCTTGGTGTAGGAGGCGACCCAGGTGGACAGGTCGATGTCGCCGTCGTGCGCGACGTCCTCGGCGGCGTCGGTCGCGATGTCGGCGGCCAGCAGCGAGAAGATCGGCAGCCAGGAGGAGATCGTCTCGGAGCTGACGGTGTTCTCGTAGAAGGTCGTGACGGCGGCGAGGAACGCGGACACCGAGCGGGAGCGGTCAGTGCCGTCGGTGGCCGGAAGGTGCTTGGCCGCCAGGGCAGTGACCTTCTTCGCCTCCAGCTCGACCAGGGCAGCGTCGGCCGCCTCGATCTTCGGTGCGAACGCCGCGGCGATCTTGCGGCGGGCGGCCGCCGAGCGGCGGGCCCGGGCCCGGGCCGCGGTACGCGAAGGCTCCGCGGCTGGGGTCTGGGGCTGGTCGGCGGGCACCATGTTGAGCGGCACCAGGTAGGCGTCGCCGCCCTCGACCGGGTTCTGATTCTCCTTCTCCCGGACGTCGTTGGCGGACAACCATCCCCACTGCCGGCCTACGGCGTAGGCCTGGTAGCGGGCCAGGGTGTCGCCTCGGAGCAGGGCGTCGACCAGGTGCTCGGCAAAGTAGCGCTGCCGCTCCGAGGTGGTCAGGAGCTGGGTGTAGATCGCCTGCTCCCAGCGTTCCAGCCACGTCCTCAGTGCGCTGGCCACGTAGTCGAGCTGCTGCTGCTCGATGTTGGAGAAGGTCGCCCGCTCCAGGTCGTTGATCTTGTGGGACGGCAGGCGCAGCCATCGGGCCATCTCGGTGACCTGGAGCTTTCGGGTCTCGAGGAACTGGGCGCTGTCGTTGGGCATGCCGACGGCCTGCCAGGTGACGCCCTCCTCCAGGATCGCGACCCGGTGGGCATTGTTGATCGACTTGTGGATGTTCTCCCAGTCGGCAGCCATCCGGGAGCGGGCCTCGGGTGACAGGACGCCCGGGTGGCTGAGTGCGCCGCCCGGGGCGGAGCCGTTGGAGAACACCTTGGAGCCGTGCGTCTCGGTGGCCAGGCCCAGCCCGATCGAGTTGGCGGCGAACTCCACGATGGGGTAGCCGCGGACCCCGTCGAAGCCGAGGCCGGCCACGTGCAGCACCTCGTCCTGGAGGAGGGTGGCCTTGATGCCGTTGACGTCGTCGCGGTACTGGAAGACGCGCTCGAAGCGGCCGGGGCCGGTCCAGCGGGCGCAGATCCGCAGCCGGTCCGGCCGCAGCGGCCACACCTCCTCGATCACCCCGGTGCGGGGGTTGGTGACGATCTGGGCGACGCCGTTGCCCCAGGTGATGGCGTGGCCCTGGAGGGTCTCGCGCAGTTGCTGGCTGGTCATCATCGGGTTGGCCTTGTAGCGCAGAACCTCGTACAGCGGGTGGCTGCGGGCGCGCTGCTTGCCGCGGGGATCCAGGCGCTCGTACAGCTGGAGCGGCAGTGAGCCGACGTCCTCGGCGATGACCCGTACGCCCGCGAAGAACGGCGAGTAGTACATGGCGGTCTCGTAGGAGACGCGCACCCCGGCGGCGCTGGAGGCGCCTCCGGCGAACCAGTCCTCCACCCAGCGCTCGGGGGTGGCCAGGCCGGAGGAGGGGCCGGCGGCCGCGCGGGCGGCGGAGCGGATCAGCCCCATCGTCAGCTCCCCTTCCGGCTGGTGGAGGCGGCGCGTTCGGCGAGGACGCCGCCGGTGATCCCGGCAACCAGGCACAGGGCGCCGGCGGTGGCGATGCCCAGCCAGGGGGCGAACAGCGCCAGCCCGGTGCCGAGCAGCACGATGCCGAGCAGGGCGAGCACGTCCCAGCGGTCCACGGGTTCCTCCTTGGGGGGTCAGCCCGACAGGCCTCGGGACTCGTACACGGACACCGGCGGTAGGCCGCGCATCCGGCCATCGATCGCGAACAGCAGCGCGGGCATGCCGTCGATCCTCTTGCCGGTCTTGTCCCGGGCGGGCTTGACCGGGCGGATCCGGTCCGGGTCGTCGGCCGGGCTCTTGCACTCCAGGTTGTCCGCCATCCAGCGGGCCACCGGGTTGCCGTAGTGGGCGAGCTCGCCCGCCTTGAGCGTGCGCATCAGCTCGCCCATCGGCGGCGTCATCCGCAGGTAGGTGGTGTTCGACTCCACCAGGGTGAGCCGGGTCCGCTTCTCGATCTCCTGGCGGACCGGCTCTCCGCACCACTTGTCGTAGGTGACGTCGACGATCGAGTAGCGCCGGTGGTCGGCGTCGACGTCGGCGTAGATCCGGTCGTAGTCGATGGTGTCGCCGTCGGTCAGGGTGACCCAGCCGTCGCGGGCCCACTGCCCGAAGGCGCCGCCGGTCGCGTCGTCCAGCGGTTGGACGACGGACTCGGGCGCCCAGATCCGCCACACCACCGACCCGTCGGTGAACAGCAGGGCCCACGCGGTCAGGTCGAGCTTGGAGGAGAGGTCGAGTCCAGCCCAGCATCGCGCCCCCTCGAGTTCCTGGCCGATCCAGTCGGGCGATGGCGCGATCGAGCGGGCGTTGGCGTCCCAGAGGTCCATCGTGATCCAGCGGCTGGTGTGCGAGACACGCTGGTTGAGCCGGAACTGCCGGAAGCCCTGCTCGGCCAGCGCGGACTCGCGGGCCTCGGCCGCTTCCTCACGCAGCGACTGCACGCTCAGGAAGCTGCCGAGGGCGGGGTTCGGCCAGTACCAGTTGGCCTCGTCCCAGGGGTCGATGGACACCGGCAGGTCCGGCCGGCCGGGGAACAGCCGGTGCAGCCGGTCGAGTTCGTCCTGGGTCCGCGGCGCCTTGCGCACGAACACGAAGTGGTGCGGCGCCGAGGCCGGCCGCTCCATGACCCGGTCGGCCTCGTCGATGAACGCGGCGCCGAAGCTGACGCCGTCCTTGGTCTCGGTCGTGATGGCCAGCATCAGCGGCTGGCACCGGGCGCCGGTCGCCGTCCGCATCGCCTCCCACAGCGACCCGTCCGGCTGGCTGAGCACCTCGTCCAGGACGAAGCCGTGCGGGTTGTGGCCGAGCTCGTTCACCGCGTCGGCGGGGATGACCTCGTAGTGCGAGCCGGTCCGCTCGTCGACCAGGCGCCGGGCGTTCTTGATGTGCTGAAGGCGGGCGTTCAGCAGCGGCGACTTGCGGACCATCTTGACCGCGGGCTCGAACACCTTCGAGGCCTGGCGGGTGTTGGCGGCCGCGCCGTAGACCTCGGCGCTCTCCTCGCCGTCGCCGACCAGGAGGTAGAGCAGGATGCCCGACAGCAGGGCGCTCTTGCCGTTCTTGCGGGCCATGACGATCGTGGCCCGGGAGTACCGGCGGACGTAGCGGCCCCACTGCTCGGACCACACGACCTCGCCGAACAGCGGCCGCAGGATCTCGTGTTCCTGCCATGCGGCAGGCTCGAACCGCGTGTTCGCGGGGGCGCCGGCCGGGTGGACCAGCAGCTCCGAGAAGAACTTGACCACCCGGTCGGCGCGCGGCTCGCAGTAGTGCGCGCCGGACCGGGCGCACGTCTTGCCGTCGAGGGTGTAGCCGCACGGGCCGCCCTTGCGCGAGGCGGGCCGCCAGCGCTTGTGGTGGTCGATCTTCTGCGGGCGGCGGCGGGCGCCCGGGCGCCGCGGCGGCCGGGTGGTGGTGCCGCCGGACCGGGCGGCCGGGCGGGCGGAGGTGCGCGCGGCCATCGCTCCTCCCCTGCTCAGGACAGGAGCCGCTCGGCCCCCATCCCGCCGTCCTCAGCCCCTAGCTTCAACTGGGACCGGTCGCTCGGGGTCAGGCCGAACCGGGCGCCGTACCGCTGGACCTGGGAATCGGCGGCGTCCAGCGCCAGCAGCCACGGGTTCTTCGCGAGCCGCGTGCCGCTGAGCTCGCCGTTTTTGTTGAACACGTCGAGCTCGACCACCGCCCCCTCGGCCTCGACGTGGCCGGCGGCGTCGCGGCGGCGGACCACCGCGTCGCACCAGTTCGCGAAAGCCTCCGCGTCCCAGCCGGTGAGGACCCGCTTGGCGATCAGGTCGGGGGCGTAGTGGTCCCAGACCTCCAGGGCGGCCGAGCCGAGCCACTCGGGCGGCTGGACGTCCAGCTCGGACGGCTGCGGCTCGGCGGTGTTGATCCGGTCCTTGCGGTCGCCGTGCAGCACGCGCAGCGCGGTGGGCTTGGGGGCCGGTCCTCGCTGACCCATGGTCACCTCCTCCCCGGAAATGTCACGCAAAGTCATGATCATTTCGAGTTACGGAAAACCTCAAAACCTGTCGGCGAGAGAGCGGACTCCCCCCCGCGTTCGAAGGGGCCCCGACCCAGAAATTCGGACCGGCCTACCTCGAAACTTTCAGTAATCAGGTCCGGATTGGGCAGCCCAGCCGCCTGGCTGGTTGCGGGCGGTCTCCGAGCTGTGGCATGGCTTGCACAGGCCGCGGCCGCGCGCCGGGTCGTCCGGGTCCAGGCCCTCCTCGACCAGCTGCCGCCGGGACAGCGGGTAGTGGTCGGCCTCGGTGGCACGCGCGCGGTGGCACAGCACACACCAGCGGTCGCGGGTCAGGACCCCGGGGCGGAACCGCTCGCGGTGCGCAGCGCCGTAGCCCTGCGCGGTGGACGACGGGCGCGGGCGTCCCCGGGGCTGCTGCTCGGCGCAGCGTGGGCACTTGCCCGTCCCTGTGCCGGGGACCGGCCGACCTGCACATCCCGGAGTCGTGCACGGCCGTGTCGGCCTACTCGGCATGGTCGGTCCCGACGTTCATGGTCGTCAGGCCGAGCCCGGCCAGGGCAGCACGCTCGTGGAGCAGGCCGGCGGCGGCCTGGAGCAGGTCGGCGGTTGCCTCGTAGACGCTTGCACCGCTGGCGTGGTCGAGGGTCCCGATGCAGTGCTCGGGGTCGGTACCGATGCGCAGGTGGACCGGGGTGCCGGTCACTGGCTGCGGGGCGGCCAGGCCCAGGTGCCGGGCCCGGTGCCCTCGGTGCGGCTGGTGACCCAGGCGCCGTCGGGTCCGTCGAGTGCCACCTGGAGGCTGACGGTGTCGGGCCAGACCCGGACGATCGTGGCCGGGAAGACCTGGCCGGCCTCGACATGGTTGCCCAGGGTCTCTACGCCGACGGCTTCCCGGGCGGCCCGGGCGGCCCGCCGCCTGGTGATGAGGTCGGCATCGCTCTCGCTAAGGACGTAGTGGACGATGCGGCCGATGGTGGGCTGCACGGGAGCCTCCGGGGGCGGTGCGGGCATGACGAGGGCCCCGCGGCTGCTGCTCGGCCGCGGGGCCCTCGGACTGCTGTGGTGTCACCCGGTTTTGGACACACGGGTGGTGGCACGATCGTGGCATGGCGCTGACCTGGGCGTCAAGCGGCATCGCGGCGCCGGACGGCGCGGGCCTCGATCAGCGGGAGGACGTCGTCAGTCCGGTACCAGGGATACCGGACGGTGCCGCCGGGCGCAGCGGTGAGTCGGCCGCGGCGGACCCAGTCCCGGACGGTGGCAGCGGGTACGCCGAGGGCGGTGATCTGCTGGGTGGTCAGGTAGCCGGGTGGCGGGGTGCGGGTGCGGGCGCCGGTCATGGCTGTGCGGGGCGGCAGAGCTGGGTGATGCGGCTGGGGTCGAGCCGGGCGTGGGTGGCGATGAGGTCGCGCTGGACGCCGCCGGCGCGCAGCCGGCGGACCAGAGCGTCGCGCTCGCGCTCGGCGTCGCGGCCGGCCGCGGCGCGTTGGACGGCTCGGTCGAGGTGGGTGAGCGCGCTCACCCCGAGGGGGGCGCCGTCGTCGTCGAGCGGGTGCCAGGGCGCGAGGTCGGCATCGGCGCGGGCGGTGTGGTGATCGGCGTCGGCGGGGTCGAGCTGGTGGAGGACGGTCCAGCCGAGGGTGATCGAGGTCGGCCCGGGTGCCGGGGTGAGTGGGTTCACCAGCTGGCGGCGGCCGTCGAGGAGGACGCTCACCGGGCCGCGGGCGTAGGCGGTGTGGGAGCGGCGGTGGGGGCTGGGGCTGTCGCTGAGCTGCACGGTCACGTGGTCGTGGCCGTCGGTGTGGTGGACGGCCCAGATGGTGGCGGTGCCGTGGACGTCCCAGGGGCCGGCGATGCCGTGGAGCTGGGCGGAGTGGACGGCGCCGATGGTCAGGCGGGTCATGGTGGTGGGTCTCCGTGTCGGGTGAGTGCGCTCACCGGGCGGTGGTGAGCGCACTCACAGGGGTGAGTCAGGCGGCGGCCGCGTCGGGCCCGGCCTCGATGGTCCGGCGCAGCGTGGCCCACTGCTTCTTGTCCCAGGGGGTGTTGCAGCGGGTGCAGCGCAGGGTGGTGCCGCCGGCGGGGATCTGGAGGCGGCCGCCGCACGGCCGGTTGCTGGTGTTGTCGCGGGTGCGGGGGCAGCGGCCGATGGTGGTCGGTGGCTCGGCGGGGTGGACGATCCGGTCGGCGTCGCGGTGGAGCTGGCGGATCTCGCCGGCGAACTCGGCCAGGTGCTCAGGGCGGTAGGCCGGGGAGCTGGCCCAGCGGAGGGCGCCGCGGAGCCAGGCTGCCGACGTGGCGGCGCCGGAGTGGTCGGCCGGGTCGGCGCCCATCGCCGCTCGCCAGGAGTCCTCCCACGCGGCGAGGACGGTGGCGATGCCGCCGGTGGACACCAGGCTCAGGGCGGCCACGTTGAGCGGGGCGGGGGGTTCGACGCCGCCGCCGGTGACGTACGGTCCGGCGGTGTGGGTGAGCTCCAGGTGCTGGCCGAGCTGGGCGTGGAGGTCGGGCAGCTCGGCCAGGTGGCCGTCGATGACGTCCTGGCAGCGGCGGCAGGCCGTGGACTCGGCCTCGGCGGGAAGTAGCTCCCGGGAGCAGAGGCAGCAGCTGGGCGAGTCGGACTCGGGCATGGGGCTCTCCTGTGCGGGTGGCGCGGTGTCAGCTGGTGGTGCCGTTAAGGGCGGCGTCCAAGCGGTCGGCATACTCGGTGGCGGCGCCGTACGGGGCGCACCAGGTGCGCATGTCGGCGGCCAGGGCCCGGGCGCGGGCAACCGCCGCTTCGGCGGCGGCCGCGGCCCGCGCTTCCGCCTCCTCGGCTTTCCGGGCCTCGAGCAGGAGGCCGACCTGGTGGCGGTGGGCCTGCCGCCAGTCCGCGGCGCGAGCCTCGGCCTGGTCGGCCCGGGCCTCGGCGCGGAGGGCGTCCGTGACGGCGGCCTTGTGGGCGGCGGCGTTGGACCGGGCGACGGCGGTGAGGGTGTCGACCCTGTCGGCGAAGGCGTCGCGGTCGCGGTACAGCTGGTCGAGCTGGTCGTCCGTGATGGTGGAGGCGTCCGTCCGGCGGGTCACGTCATGTCCCGGATGGCGTCGGTGGGCTCGATCTCGGCGGGGCGCAGCTGGCGGCTGCGGATGGTCAGGCCGACGGCGTGCGCCCGATCGCGGGCGCCGAGCTTGATGTAGATGCGGCTGAGGTGGGTCTTGACGGTGAAGTAGCTGAGGCCGAGGTGAGCGGCGGTCTCAGCGGTGGTCTGCCCGTTGGCGGCGCAGCGCAGGATCTGGACCTCGCGGGCGGTGAGCGGGGTGCCAGGGCGGGCGGTGATGAGGGGGCTGGTCATGACGGGTCCTGGGGGTCGGGGTGGGCGGGGTAGTGGTCCAGGCGCCGGGGCTCAGGCGGCAGCGAGAAGACGTCCGGCAAGCCAGCGGGCTGCCGGCACGGGTACGGCGTTGCCGATCTGGCGGTTCTGCTCGGTGCCGGTCCCGTGCAACTCGTAGGAGTCGGGGAAGCCCTGGCAGCGGGCCTTCTCGCGGACGGTGAGCATCCGCACCTCGCAGTCGTCCGCGTCACGGCCGGCCGGGCGGACGAGCATGTGGTGGTTGCCTTCGGCGGTGAGTGCGCCGATCGGTTCGTCGAGGTTCTGCACGGTGCAGTTGTTCCGCAGGATCACGATGAACGGGTCGCCACCGAACCGGGTCAGCCCGAGTTCGACCTTGCGGCGCGTCTCGGGCGCGTACGGCGTGAACGACTTCCGGTCGGGCCGGCCGTCACCGAAACGCTGGCCGGGCACGTCCCGCTGGATCGCGTCGCCGATGCCGGCGGTTATGGGGGTGACCGTGGCGTGGCCGCAGCGCCGGTTCGGGCACACGTACCGGTACTGCTGCCGGTAGGCGCCGATGCGGCGGCCCTTGGCCCACTGCTGCACGCCGGTGACGGGGCCGCAGGTCGGGCAGTTGCTGGCGGGCCGGATCCGCAGGTCCGGTGCCGGGCTGCCCTTGCGGGTGAAGGCGCCGAGGATACGGTGCCGGTGTTGCGGAACGCCGAGGTGCGCAGCATTGACCGAGGCGAGCTGGATGTCGTAGCCGAGGACCTGGAAGGCACGCAGCCAGACGGGGAAGAGGACCCAGCGGGTGGCGAACTCTGGGACGTTCTCCCAGCAGATCGCCTCGTACTGGTGGACTTCGGTGGCGCGGATGAGGTCCCAGGCGGTGGCCCTGGTGCGGTTCCATTCGGCGGCCGGGACCGCGGTGCCGGCTTGGTCGAGGATGGACTGCTGGGTCTTCGGGGTGGTCTTGCCGCTGGCGGGGGCGACTTCGGTGCAGATCGGTGAGCCGACGAGGTATCGGGAGCGGGGCAGGGTGCGCATGTCGAGGTTGTTGATGTCGGCTTGTCTGGCTCGGCAGTTGGGGAAGTTGGCTGCGAGGGTGGCGACGGCGGGGGCTGCATGGTTCACGGCGACCTGTGGGGTGTAGCCGGCGTCGGTGAATCCTTGGACGTCTCCTCCGCCGCCGGCGAAGAGGTGGGTGACGGTGCGGTCGGTCACGGGTCTTCTCCTCAGTGCGGGGCCGGGACGGCCGGGGTGGTCTTCTGGCGGATGTCCCATCCGCCCTCGATGGCGGTGACGGTGGCGCCGCCCTCCAGGGGCGAGCACGGCCACGGGGTCCAGGTCCCGAGCGCGTACGAGCAGTCGTGGCACCAGGTCCCGGACCAGGGGTTCTCTCCGGCGGCGGGGCTGTGGGCGGCGACCAGGGCGCCGAGCGCGGGCTTCATCAGGTGGGCTCCTTCGCGGTGGTGGTGGGTCAGACGGTGGGGTCGGTGAGGCCGCAGGCGGCGAGCAGGGCGTCCACTTCGTCGTCGGTGAGCTCGACGGCGGGGCGGGCGAGGGCGTCGAGGCTGGTGGTGATGTCGGCGGCGAGCTCGCGCCACCGGGCGGCCTGCTCGGGGCGGCGGCGCTGGACGCGGTCGGCGCCGGTGAGGAGCAGGTCGACCAGCTCGGCAGCGTGCCCGGGGGTGTCGAGGACGATGAGGATGCGGAGCACGGCGGCCTCCTGGGTGTCCGTCGGGGTGGTCGGGTGGTGGTTGGTCTGCTGGGTGGTGAGCTGCCAGCCGTCGTGGTGGAGGTGGTCGAGGACCGCTCCGGCGGCGCCGGCCGGGCCGGGGCCGAGCTCGGCCTGGAGAGCTGCGGCGAGGGCGTGAGGGGTGCGCCAGGGCGGCGGGTCGGTGCGGCGGGCGGCGATCTCCCAGCCCTGGTGGTGCAGGTGGGTCAGGACCCTGCTGGCGGCCGCGGCGGCGTGCTCGCCGAGTTCGTGCCAGATCGCACCGGAGAGCGCGGCCCGGGCGGCGGCGGGAGTCATGAGACGTCCCGCTGGAGCCGGTTCCAGTCGTCGAGCCGGACCCCGTGGGAGATCGGGCGCGGCCGGCCGTGGTGCCGGGTGCAAACCCGGCCGACGTCGCCCTGGCACCCCTCGTACCGGCAGGCGATCGCGCGCTCCGGCCCTGCCATCTGCCACGGGGATTGATCGTTTTCGCCCCGCGCGCCCGCGCGGACCTGTGGCTGAGGTACAGGATCAGCCGTGTCCATGTCCTTGTGGGTCCCCCTACCGGAGGTAGGGGCTGTAGATGTACCCCCCGCTGTGGACGGGTTCCGGAACCTGTCCGTGGACGGGTTCCGTACCCGTCCGTGGACGGGTTCCGAATCCTCGGAACCTGTCTGTGGACGGGTTCCGGAACCCCCGACGTGGACGGGTTCCGGAACCCCGCTGTGGACGGGTTCCGTAGCCCGTCCGTGGACGGGTTCCGACGCCGACCGCGCTTCGATGTCCCGGGCCTTTTTGGCCGCGTACGCCCGTTTCTGGCGGGTGTCCTCCAGGAGGGGGAGGAACAGCTCCCACTCGGGCCGCGCGACGGGCATGAGCAGCCGGTAGACCGTTGTGTCGTTGGGGCGTCGTGCGACGGAGACCATCCGAACGCGCTCCAGCACGGTCAGGCAGTTGGAGACGACCTCCTCGGAGTAGCCGCTCAACCCCGCGAGCCTCTGCACCCCGGGATGGCAACGGGTTCCGTCCGCGTTCCCGTAGGTGGCCAGCCACGCCCCGACAACACCGACACGCGACAGCCGCTTACCGAAGCGCAGCACCTCGTTCCGCAGGGCGCGGGTCCACACCGTGCGGACTGACTCGACAGGCTTCTGGTCGTTCAAAGGGGGTGCTCTCCGTGAGGTGGTTGGTGCCCGTGGCGGGCCGGGGTGGTCGCGGCTCGCCACGGGCGGCTCAGGGGTGCCGTCAGGGCTGCGGGTGGGCGGCGCGGTCGGCCCCGGCCGGGGCGGTGAGCTCGCGGCCGCAGGAGCAGCGGATCGAGCCGTCCGGCTGGGCGTCGAGGTAGCGCCAGCGGTGGAACGGGCACGGCTTGACCAGGCGGCCGCCGGGCGGGTGCTGGACGATCGCGGCCCGGCCGTTGTACGGGCCGCCCATGGCCCGGACGGGGTGGAGGTCGCCGCAGGCAAGGCACCGGCCGACAGTGCCGGGCGGGATCGCCCGGGTGAGCCGGTCGGACCGGGACCCGGGGCAGTGCACGGGCGGGGTCAGGCCGAGCGGGGTGAACGCCAGCGTCCGGCCGGCCGGGCCGACGGGCTCCTGGCCGGAACCGACCGCCCGCCCGTCGCACGTCGCGCACACCACATCGCCGGCGGGGAGCGACTCGCGCGACAGGAACCGGTCGTCGAAGACGCTGCTGCCGCACCAGAGGCTGTAGACCGTGCGGCCGGTGCCGTACCGGACGCCGGAGCGCACCCGGTGCCAGCGGGACATCCGCTCGGTGCGGACGAACCGCGGGCCGGTGGCGAGCGGCTCGTCCTCGGCGCCGTACATCCCGAACGAGCTGGTGTGGGGAAACAGAGCGACCGTCAAGACGTCCTCCTGGTGCTGGTGGAGCTGGTGGTGTTCTCCGGGCCGCGCCCGGTGGCGACCCGGGCGAGCCGGTAGGTCTGCGGGGTGGAGCGGCGCTTGCCGGAGGCGACGGCCCGGGCGTCGACCAGGGCGCTCGCGGCCTGCGAGGTGGGGAGCCGCTGGGGGGTGTAGCCGGGGCCCGGCTCGGGCTCGGCCCGGCCGGCCTGGGCGGCCGGGGTATGGCCGGGGCAGCGCCAGCCGGTGAGGTAGAAGCGGGCTGCCTCGCCACAGTGCTGCCCGGTGGCGGGCAGCCACTGGCGGCAGCTGCTCACCGCGGCCGCCGCAGCGGGCGGGGCGCAGCGAGCACCTGGTCCACGTCGGCGTCCAGGGAGGCCCCGGCGGAGTCCAGCGCCGCCAGGAGCTCCAGGACGAATGTGGTGACCGCGGGGTGGCCGGTGGCCAGGCCCGACGCGAGGTGCTGCACCACGGTGCGGCGCAGCGGCTGCGGGTCGGGCGTGGACATCGGTCCTCCGGGTCAGAAGGGCGGGTTGAGGGAGTAGGCCGGCTCGCCGGGCGGGCGCCAGCGCCAGAGGCGGCGGGCGAGCCACAGCGGCGGGTGCCAGGTGGCGAGCACCAGGTCCGGGTCCCAGCAGTCGCAGCGGGCGTAATCGGTGCCCGCGTACTCGCCGGTCTCGTCGCCGTAGTCGCTGAACCAGGTGCCGGCTCCCCCGCACCAGGTGCAGTACGGCAGCGGGGTGTCGGCGAGCTGCAGGCGCGGCAGCGGGTACGGCTCGTAGCGGACCCGCAGGCGGGTGCGTGGCAGCGGCAGGAGGAACCAGCCGTGGCCGTCCGGTCGCTGGAGCTCGAGGGCCGGGATCGGGTCGGTGACCCGGACCAGGCGCAGCGGCCATCGGGGCCCCGGTCGCGGGGCGGGGCCGAGGTGCTGAGGGAAGGTCACCGGGGTTCCCCTTTCGTGGTGGTGCGGGCGGCGGCCAGGCGGGTGGTGCGCAGTCGGCGCGCGCGGCGGTAGCGGCGGCGGACGGAGCGCAGGGCGCCGCGGAAGACGTCCGCGAATGCCCAGACCGCGAGGCCGGTCCAGCAGGTGAGGATGAGCAGGGTGCCGATCAGGCCGCGGGACATCAGTCCTCCCACTGGGGGTCGTAGGTGGTGCGGATCTCCAGGGCGTGGACCATGAACGCGGTGTCCCGCTCGGCGCCCTCGACGTCCACGGCGTACATCCGCAGTACGGCGTCGTCGTCGGGCTGCTCCGGGTACCAGCGGAAGCCGGCGGGCAGGCCCACGGTCATGCGGTAGTGGTCCTCGCAGCGGGCCCGGGCGACCTCGGCGGCGGCGAACAGCCCGAGGCCGATCGACGCGACCTCGGCCCGCCACGGCGCGGCGCCAGCCGCGGCCGCCAGCTCCGCGATCCGGCCGCGCAGGCGATCGTTGTCGGCGAGCAACGCGGCGCAGCGGGACCGGGCGTTCCGGGCGACTCGGTCCAGCGCGACCATCCGGGCCCGCTCTGCTTCGCGCTCGGCCTGGAGCTGCGGCACCAGCAGCTGGTAGGACTCCAGCGTGCGGCGCTCGGCGCCGGACAGGCCCTCGGTCGCGTCGGCGGTCACTCGGCACCGTCCTCGGGCCGGGGTGCAGTGATCAGGGTGAACAGCTCGACGGGGATGCCGCCGACCTCGGCGCGGGCGACGTAGTGCCGGGCGCCGGTGGCCCAGGTCTCGCAGGTGACCTCGGTGCCGAGCTCAGCAGCCCAGGCGGTGAGGGTGTCCAGGTCCCGGTGCGTGCTGATCCTGATCTCGGGCTCCCCCGGGGCCCAGGGGGTGCAGGCGATCTCGACCGACCGCGGGGCGGGGTCGAGGCGGACGACCAACGTGGGGAGCAGTGTGAGGGCCCGCAGGTAGCTGCCCTGCTGGAGCTGGGAGTCGGTGGTCACGCGGTCACCAGCTCTCGGGCCGGGACGGGGGTGCCGAGGGGCGCGCTGGCGTGCAGGCAGACCGAGTAGTCGCCGATCACGACGGTGGCGCGCCACACGGTCCGCGGGCCGGACGGCGTGTCGTGGTCACTGACCAGGACGATGTACCGGCCGGGCAGCGTGCTGCACCAGGCCTGGAGCACGCGGTACGCAGCGTCGTCCTCGGACCGGACCTGGCCGTCGATGATGCCGGCGCCGTGGCCGATCCAGCGGGCGCTCAGCCCGTGGTCGGCGCCGATGGCGACCGCGCGGCGGATCAGCTCCGCGGCGAGGCGGGCACCCTCGGCCGGCTCGGCGGGCTGGGGGGCCACCGTGGTGGCGGGGATCATGGCGGGGATAGGCTGCATGTGCGGCCTGCCTCCTTCGTAGGGGTGATCGGTGGGCCGGGCGCCGTCCCTGGAGTCCAAGCCGGGGGCGGCCGACCCATGTCTGGGGTCGATCAGGCGGAGCGCTGGCGGCCGATGGCGGCCGGGTCGATCTCGCCGGCGGCGGAGAGCTCGCGGATGTGCGCAGCGGTGAAGCGCGTCTGGCCGGCGATGAAGGTGCATCGCACGGTCCGGGCCGCGACGCGGCCGGCGAGCCAGCGCTTGGACACTCCGAGCAGCTCGCAGACCTGCTCGATGGAGTAGTGGCGCAGCTCTGCGGCCTCGTCCGTGTCGGCCGCCGCGGTGGCGGGGGCCTTGCGGGGCCTGGTCTTGGTGGCCGTCGTCACGACGATTCCTCCCTGTTGATTGCTGCGACCGGCACGTCGAGCGCGGCGGCGACCGTCCGCAGCGTCGTCTCGCTGGCACCCGCCAGCCCCCGCTCGATGCGGGAGAGGTGCGACGGGTCCCGCGAGATGCGCGCAGCAAGCCCGCGGATGCTCAGTTTCCTGGCCTCTCTAAAGGCCCGGATTGCCGTGCCGTTCGGTGTCACGTGATGAAACGTAGCGCAGCGCGATGCACGTGGCAACAGTCATGCCCAGTTTCATGACATCAACTCTTGTCGCACGTTCGTTCGACCGGCGTCCGGGATGCCCGCTGTGCTCGGTTTGATGCAACAGCGATGTGCCGAAACGCACCCTTAAGGGCAGGTCAAGGGGCCGGATCTGTGCTGTTCCGTTGCATGTGCGTGCGGCATGATGGCCCCCATGGAGACAGACTGGGCGCGGCTGGGCAGCGAGCTCCGGGCCGCCCGCGTCGCGAGCGGCCGCACGCAGGGCGAGCTCGGGGCCAGCATCGGCGTAGTCCGCAACTCGATCGCCACCGTGGAGAGCGGCGGGTCGCGGCGCATCACCTCGACCATCCGCAGCTACGCCCGCGAGGTCGGGTGGCTGGACGGATCGATCGAGCAGGTTCTGGCCGGCGGAGACCCGGTCCTGGCCGCCGACCCCGCGCCCCGGGAAACGGGGCCGCCACCGGGCCAGCCCGAGCCGACGGAGCTCGAACTCGCCATCGCTCGACAGCTCGTGGCCCGGCTGTCGCCACGAGTCCTCCAGGAGCTGGCCGACGGCCATGTGATCGATACCGACGTCCTGGACCTGCGTGAGGATGGATCGGTGGCGGTGATGGCGCTTGTCATCGAACGCGGGGAGGAGCCGCCTGCCCCGGCCCAGGTGCGCGACGACCTCCAGGCCTGGAGCCAGGTGCAGCGGGACATGCGCCGGGCCGTGACCGACCGGCACAGGATGTCGGTCGAACATTCAACCGATCAGCCTTCACAGAAGTAGGGCACTCCGCTACGGTTAGTGCACCTGCGAGGGAGGGTGGCACCGGTCTCGGCCAGGTAAGGGGGACCGCGTGGAGCACCCGCGGATCCGCGTCAAGCGTGCCCCGGCGCTGCCGCGCCAGGGCGCGATCGTCTACTTCGACGGGACGGAGCTCCAGAGCACCCACACACTGATCGTCTGGGTGTTGGAGTCCAGGCTGAAGGCCGAAGACGTTCCCGCGCTGGAGCGCGCGCTCCAGGGCGACACCGACCAGCTCGTCAGCGAACTTGTTGGCGCGGGGGTCTGAGGATGGCTCACGCGGAGAAGCGCGGGAAGGTCTGGCGCGTCAAGTACAAGGTCCACGGCAAGTGGGAGTCAGCCAGCAAGGACGACTTCGGGAACCGGTTCGCCACGGAGCGACTGGCGGAACAGTACGGCCAGGCGCTGGAGGCCGACGCCCGCCGCGGCAAACGGTTCGTCAACCCCACCGACGGCAAGATCACGATGGCGGAGTACGCCGAAGCGTGGCTGGAGTCGATCGATGTCGGAGCCCTGAGCGACGGGACCTACCGATCGCGCATCCGCTCGCAGATCCTCCCCGAGTGGGGGACGACCGATCTCCGGGACATCACGGTGCTCGGGTACCGGGCCTGGAAGAAGCGGCTCAGCGCGGCGCACAAGCCGAACTACGTCTCGGCCATCGAGGGCCTGTTCCGTCTGATGCTCGAGGACGCGGTGGCCCAGAAGCTGATCGACACGAATCCGGTGCCGTCCGGCAAGGCGGCCAAGCGCGGCAGGTACCAGCCCCCGCCCGGGGCCGGCCAGGACAGCTACATCTTCCCCACCCCTTTCCAGGCGCTCTGCGTGGCCGAGAACGCACGGACGGCCCGCGATTTCATGGGCTACGTCATGGTCCTCACCATGGCCTACTCGGGGATGCGCATTGGTGAGATCTCGGGCCTGCTCAAGGACCGGCTGTGGCTGTCGGACGACCCGTACGGCAGCGCCATTCGGGTCGACTACCAGGGGCAGTGGATCAAAGGGAAGGGCTGGCAGCTGATCCCGCCCAAGTACGCCTCGTACAGGACCTTGATCCTTCCGCCGTTCCTGGCCGAGCTGCTGCGCGAGCTGCGGGACAGCACGGACTCGCAGTACGTGTTCACGTCGGTCACCGGCAGGAACCTGCGGGTCGACGATCAGTTCTACGGCGAGTTCTGGCACCCCGTTGTGGACGGCCGACCGGCCGAGCCTCAGCGGAAGGGCACCCGGGGGCGGCCGGCCCTGAGACCGGTGGAGGGCGTACGAGGGATGGTGCCGCACGGCACGCGGCACGGGCACAAGGTGTGGCTGGACGAGGACGGCCACAGCAGGGTCGCCGTGGAGACCCGCATGGGGCACAAGTCCGCGACGGTCGAGGCTCTCTACTCCCATGTGACCCCCGAGATGGAGCGCCGGGTGGCTCAGAGCCTCCAGGCCCGGTGGGAGCGATCGCTGGGGGTCGCCCGGACCACGTGGGCCGTGTGGGAGCCAGCTTGGGAGATGATCTCCCAGGAATCTCCCATCGCCCGCATCCCGGTGCCGAGCGCGGCGTCTCAGTCAGCCTCGGCGGTAGCGGGCTGA